CCGTTAACACCGTTCCTATGTAGGTCTAAAAAACTCATCGCTCTCGTAGCATGCACGTTATATATATAAGATACTAAAATATATTGAAAAAGTCAAGAAAAAAATAACAAAAATCAAAGATTTTTTCAAATCCTGCATTTTTGTGCCAATTTACGGGGTTTTTATGGGTTTCGACATCCATAAAGATGACGGTATTTGGTATTTAAGATGGTATTAATTTGAAAATATGGTAAAAATTTCTCACAAAGTCAATACATATCGTCCTTGGTTATGCCTTGTTGACCTGCCCATTCATCAAATACCTCAGCCCAATCCAACCATCTCCATTTGTCCCATTGCTTAGCTGTTGTAGGGCCTACAAGCCCGTGGACATTATGAATTAGGCAAGCATAACTAATGTTTTTTAACGACGGTTTCTCGGTAACTTTATACCTTCTACCCATTTTGGGCCTCCTGTTGGGAATACGGTGATTAATATGATTACTTTAGGAAGTTAATATCGAAGAACTTACGGAAGTTAACCTATTAATATAGAATATAATAAAGTCGAGATAAATTTCATAATGAAACGCTTAATTATCTTAACTTTTTTTAGTTTATCTACTTGATTGTTATGGTCTGATGCGTTATATTATAGGTATGATAAGACAGAAATAGTTTAATAGCGTAAGTAAATTAAATTGTGTTCATGTGAAAACAGAGTCTGAGGGAATACCCGGTCAAAAGTCTGATGGAATTTTGACGACAAATCGTAGGGCGAAGTTTTCCGCATAAAAATGTGAACACAGAGTTTTTGACTATGTTTTAGCCGACCCCCTCAGTCCCACCTCCATGCTGAGGGGGCAGGTGTGATGAGTAAGGAAAGGGTGTCTACCAAATAGGCCCCCTTGGAGGTAATCCCCGTATTCTATATATATATATAAGGAACCACCATGTTAAAAGAATTAGCCCGTTATCTCGATCTCCTCGCCATAATTGCGGGACTCACCCTGTTCGCCATCGGTTTCGTCTACCTTGGCGCACCTTGGGGGTATATCGGGGGAGCGTGTGTGTTATGGTTTTTAGGATTATACCGGGGAGGAACGTCCAAATGACAATGAACACCACCGGTATGAGACCTCCTTTCGGTCTCGAACGCCATCTTTGGAAACTCTATCCCCCGTTCCGTGCCAAGGTCGAACAATTATTAAAGATGTGTGAAGAACGGAATTTGCCCATTAAATTGACGTCGGGCTATAGGTATACCTACGAACAAGACGATTTGTATCGACAAGGTCGCAATGGTAATCCGGGTAAAATTGTTACTAACGCTAATGGACTATGGAGTTATCATTGTTACGGTCTTGCAGTTGACTTCTGTAAGAACATCAAAGGTGAAGAATATAGTGACCTTGATTTCTTTCGGCAAGTTGGGGGTCTTGGAGAGACGTTAGGCCTCGAATGGGGAGGGCATTGGAAGAAGCCCGATATGCCCCATCTACAATTCCGAGGGTTGACATTACAGCAGTTAAAAGCACAAGGCTACGAGCGACCTGACGCCTTTATCAAGACGTGGTGGAACGAAGAAGCAGGAGACGAATAATGGGCATATTTAGTGCATTGACGGGTAACAACAAACGGGTTGAAAAACGCTCAACAGGTATACCCGATTTTTTGACGTCGTCGGCCACGACTAATGGAATTTCTGTCAATGATAGCAACGTATTAAGTCTCACTCCGGTGTGGTCTGCTATTTCAAGAATATCTAATATTATAGCCTCGTTACCATTTAACATTTATCGAAGTACAAAAGATGGAAAAGAATTATGTAACGATCACGTTGCGTATAAACTATTGAAAGATGCTCCCAATGAGTACCAAACTGCTTTTGACTTTAAACTGATGTTAGTTAACAATTTATTGTTATATGGATGTGGATGTGCGGAAATTGAATACGACGGTAGGGGTTTCCCCATTGCTCTCCATCCGATAGATCCAAATAAAGTACAAGTTATAAATAAAGACAGAAAAGTTACTTATAAAATTGACCGTGGGACGGGAGCGCAAGTAATCAAGCAGGGGCATGAGCTAATTTTGGTGAAGCTCTGGCCTAGAAATGACTTGACTTGGGAAAGCCCATTACAGAAATTTCGAGAGGTCTTCGCAAATTCGTTGTCGTTACGGACATATTCGACATCAGTATTTTCTAATGGATTAAATCCTGCGGGTGTGATTACAGGCACTAATTTGGAAGAGTTGGACGAAGCATCGCAGGCTTCTTTGGTCGAGCGTTTCAGACAATATTCGGGATTAGGGAAGCAATCGAGTTTGATGTTACTATCGGGACAAGAGGATTTTAAGCCTATTGTGTTGGAACCTGAAAAGAGCCAAATGTTGCAGTCGAGATCATTTGACATTACCGAAATTGCACGAATATTTAATTTGCCTCCGTTTATGTTGTACGATTTAGAGAAAGTCACGAGTTGGGGTACGGGCATTGCAGAACAAGTTTTGGGATTCTATAGTTTTACTTTGGCACCACACCTACAACGCATTGAGTCTGAGTTGAACGCCAAATTAATAGCTGTGGACGATCCAAGCTTTTATTGCAAATTCAAGGTGGATGGCTTGTTACGGAGCGATTCCAAATCGAGAATCGAAAGTTACGAGAAAGCCGCACGCATGGGTATCTTCACACTTGACGATATTTTAGAACTTGAAGATAGGAACCGCATTGGAGGGGCTGAGGGCAGTTGCCGGCTTGTGCCAGCTAATATGATTCCCTTAACAAATTTAATCAATAAAGACAATAACCTTAAACAGGATAATAAAAATGACTAACGAAAAAGAAGTACGTGCCTTTCACAGTGTAGGAGGCATAGACCTCCGAAAAGACGAGGTCGCCGAACAACGTTATGTTGAAGGCGTGGCCGTCGTTTACAACCAAGAAGAACAATTATGGGACGGCTATTTCGAGAGGATAGACAAAGACGCATTCAAGAAATGTTTGGCGTCAAATCCTGAACTTAAATGTTTCTTTAATCATAGCGCTGATTATGTGTTGTCTACTACATCGTCAACGCCTGAACTACGATATGAGGACACGCCTATTGGCCTGTTTTTTTCCTCTCCAATCCCGAATACAAGCTATGGAAAAGACCTCATAGAGAATCTCTCTCGTGGAAATATTACCGGTGCGTCATTTACTTTCACTGTTAATGACGACGAAGTAACTGTTGATACTGAGGGCAATTATCATAGGACGATTAAGGACGCTACAATATTTGAATTCGGGCCAGTAACGAATCCTGCATACCCGATGACGTCTATAGGACTTCGTACCAAAACAGAGGTGATGGAGGAAGCACGTGCTCGAACGTCTAAGCCCGTCGAAGAGACATCCAATATGTCTACTCGTAACGACGATTTTATAGCGTTAGTTAATGCGTCAGAACATGAAAATCGTAAGCGGATAGTAACCATATTAGAAATAAACTAATTATTCACTTTTTGAAGGAGAAGTAAAAATGAGTGCGAATGTTGAAAAACTCAAAAGGGAGAAAACAGCCGTAGTAGCTGAAATGAGGGCTATCAACGAGACAGTTGAGGCACGTAGCGACAAGGCTATCACTGCTGAGGAAAAGGCCAAGTTTGCTGATCTACGCAGTAAGGCAGATGGGATAGACGAGGCTATTCAACGTGCTGAGTATCTTGCCAAAGAGGAAGCAGTACAAGCATTGCGTAGCGATCCTGTTGAGAACGAGCAACGGGCTAAGTCGTTCGGGGAGTTCTTACGCACGTTTATCAGCGATCCGAATTCACCTCGTTTACAACGTGACACGACCATGTCCAATGCTACCTCTGCGGGCGTAATCGTACCACCTGAGTTCGATTCGTCCATTCGTTCCGTGTCTCCTACAGAAGCTATTGTTCGTCCAAGAGCTACTGTCCTTAGCGGTGGTGGATCGTCCCCTGACGCTACACTGAAAATACCAGTATACGACCAAGCCTCTGCTACAAATCCTGTTGGGACAACGGTTTACGGAGGCGTAACCCTATCGTGGGCAGGAGAGAATGCGACTCGCAGTTTGGCAGGCGATCTCAAGTTCTACGAGGTAGAATTTGCGCCCAAGTCCTTGGTCGGGTATATTGACATTAGCAAGCAGTTACTCGATAACAGCGCAATCGGTCAGTGGGCAGAGAATCAAATGAGACTTGCTGGCATAGCCGCAGAGGAGAAGGCTTTTTTCAAGGGTACGGGAGTAGGACAACCAACGGGCTTCCTTGGCAATCCTGCAGGCGTCACTGTTACTCGTGGGACTGCCAACAAGATCACATTTGACGATGTTGTTAGTATGTTGACCAAGTCGGTCGAAGGCAAAGGTTGTTTCATTGCGAACAGAACGACCCTACCTCAGTTGGTAGCCCTTAAGGATACTGCAGGTAACAATATTTGGCAGTCATCTGCGCGTGAGGGAACGCCAAATATGCTGATGGGCTATCCTGTGTTGTTCAGTGAGAGGACGCCTGTTCTTGGAACTGCCGGAGACCTCAGCTTCGTCGATTTGTCCTACTACTACATCAAAGATGGTAGCGGTATGCGTTTGTTCCTCGATCCGTACACACGGGCTGTCAATAACATTACTCGTGTTTATATACAGTGGAACGTCGATGCTAAACCGATCCTAACGGGGCCAATCGTCTCCGAAGACGGGGTCACAAGGTCTCCGTTCGTCACCTTAGCCTAATTTTATACGTGGTAGGGTCGGAATAACAATCCGACCCTATTCCCCTCTAAATCCTATAATAAAGGACAATTAAAATGGCTCAAAAATATCGTATAACTCAAACTTTTCGAGATGATACTGCGGGTGATAAATGGTACGTTCAAGGAGATACCGCAGAGTTCCCCATAGACGTAGCCAAGGACTTAATCTCGGCAAGGGTAATCTGTCCAATATTGGAACCCCCTACGCCTCCCAAGGTCGAAACGGCTGATAAGTCGTTGGGCAATGAAAATGCCACTAAACCTAACGGGAAAGCTAAATAACTGTGGCTAATTATTACTTAGAGCAGATTGAGGCCCCTACCGTAGAACCAGTGACATTGACTGAGGCTATACAGCAATGTCACGCTTTATCCGGTGTTGAGGACGAGTGGTTTCTTTCCCGAATCAAAGCAGGGCGTAAAAAAGTCGAAGATTATACGAAGCGTAGCCTTGTTGAGCAGTCATGGAGATTAACCTACGACAAAGCCCCAATGGTTGTGACGTTACCGAGGTCTCCCGTCCAACGTATTCTACAAGTTACCACGAATGGAGAACTCGTCCCGGCCTTATCGTATGAACTTACGAAGGGCTTCCCGTCTCGATTGTTTTTAGACGTGTCCCTATCGTCGGAACCATTAGAAATAGAATATGTAGCAGGATATGCTGAAAAAAGTCTAATACCAGGGCCTTTGCTTGACGCTATATTGCTTTTCGTGTCATGGAGTTATGAGCATCGAGCCGGAGAAGAAGATGTCCCGAAAGCCTTTTATAATTTAATCGAACCCTACCGTTTGAGCGTGTAATTATGAAATTCCTGCAAAAGCAATACAAGTCACGGGCATCAAGTCGTAGACACGTCATAACAGTTCTACGTGACACCAAGAAGAACGAACATGGCTATCTCGTGACTTTAGCGAACATCATTGGCAGTTATTGGGCAAGCGTGACCCCAATTTCCGAGACGTTGAGATTACAATTTCAATCACAATCAGTACAAGCTACACATTCGATAACAGTTGACGGTAGAGTGGACGTACTCGAATCCGATAAGATTAAATTTGGTAATCGAATATTCGACATTTTGACGATTAAACAAGTTGATGAAAATGATCGTGATAAAATTATTATAACATCAGAAATCCGTCCAAAGTGAGAACATCATGGGCGTCACACATAGTTTTAAGTCATATTTGAAAGATGTCGAAAAGCAAATAGCTAAAGCTGACCAACAGTTACGAGACAAGGCGGCTACAGTCGTGATGAACGAGGTCAGAACAATGCTCAATAGTGGTGGAGCAAATGTCCCTAAGACGATTACAGGTAATTTGAAAAAGGGGTTAGCTAAGAAGAATCAAAGATATAGTACAATAGTTGGGTTCAAAGCCCCTGCCTATCATGCCGCTAATGTTGAATTTGGAGGGGACGTAGTAACCCGTAAAGGGCGTAAGGAGGGTGCTCGTAAACCACATCCCTTTCTGAAACCTTCGTTCGAGAAGACCAAGTCCCAAGTAATAAAAATATTGTCGGAGAGCAGAACATGATAGAAAGCCTAATAATAGATCGTCTTTGGGAAGACCCTGACATAACAGAGTTCGTAGGGGAAAAGATTTTCATCACATTCGCTCCTGACGGGACGGAGACGCCTTATATTACGCTTGAGGCATCTGATTCTTTTTCCGAGTGTGGGGCACTGTCGATATTTGAGGTTTTAATTTCCGTTTACAATTATAATGAGAACACAAGACCTCTACGGGACATCTCCCAAAAGATTGTTAAAGCATTACATTACGAGATATTCGCAGGAGGCAGTGGTCTTGGTTACAGTGCTGTTCGTCTCTATTTTACGGGCAGAACACCTATAATGAAAGACCCTGACAGTGATTTAAATAGAGTAATATTGCAGTTCGATTGCAGAGCAGTAAATGGAGAAGTAAATTAACAATTTTTATACAAATTTTAAGTAAAGGAGTATTAAAATGGCTCGAAAAACCGGATTAACTAAGGACACCTTAACCTCAATGGTACTTGATGCGGGTACAATCGTATTAGACTTGGGGAAGCCCTCCCAAAGGTATTTAGGCTGTACTCGTGGAGGTTCGACGTTTGAAGTTACGGCTGATCGCCGGGACATGCCTTTCGATGGAATTTCAGGCATAGTTCGTGGTGGAGCACGTTTTCTGTCTACGACGGCTACCCTCTCGACCAATCTCGTGGAAATCAATCCGTTCACAATTCAGATGGCTATACCGGGCAGTACAGTTGGCTCAGCTCAACCTGCAAAGGATGAACAAGGGATAACTATTACAGGTGAGAACGTACATGAAATCAGTAGAAAATTTATTTCTACTATACCTACATTGCCCTACTACGACATCTCATTGGTAGCCGAGGTCTCAAACCTAAAGACGCCTGTAATTCTAACGTTGAAGAATTCTGTGTCGGACGGTAAGTTCGCCATCAATTTGAAGGACGGGGACGAAGCAGTGTTGGCAATCACATGGACGGCTACTGTTGATCCCGAAGACCCGGATGACGAGGGTTGGTCTATTACGTTCCCTACGAAGGAGACTGTCTAATGCGTGCCTATCGAGTGGAAGACGTTTTTACAGTCGTTGATCTTTTCAGTTCGATAGCGGGGAGTTCCGGTGACTCCCTGCGATCGCTCCTGAAATCCTCTCCCACTGCTGTTTCAGACGAGGAAGCAGAAGACCGTGGCATTGAACTTGTTCTCTATGTTCTTAACACGAGTTATAACGGTTGCAAGGATAAACTTGTATCTTGGTTCGCGAGTTTACTCGAAGTAAGCGTAGAGGATTTTCTAAAGATGCCACCGGAGACAGTATTGGATGTCGTACAAGAGATAGCGAATAGACCTGAGTCAAAGTCTTTTTTCTCACGTGCCTTTCAGCTATTCAGCACGACAAAAAATTCGTAGAATGGTACGAAAGGCTTATTGACGGTGTATTAACACATTGGCGATTGTTACCACAACAATTAGACGCCTTGACATTTGTAGATTTCACACGAATGTCAAAGGCGTATATGAATGTTGAAAAAAAGCGTAATGAAGTCGAGACATTCAATGCGGCTTTCACAGCATGGCTTATGGGCGCAGGTGGTGAAGGAGTTACCTTTGGTAAATTCCTTGAAACTTATGGGATAATTGAAAAGAATACTGAGAGTGAAAAGATTGATACTAAGGCTTTGAAAGCGAAAGCCGACCGTGTTATTGAAATGTTAAAAAATCGAAAGGCAATCTGATGGCCGCAACTGCATTTTCTTTGATCGGACGCATCTCCATCGATGGCGTCAAGGATTCCCTAAAGCAAGTCGAAGGCTTGGAGGGCAAGGTCAAGGATTTGCAAAAAGAGTTGGGTCGCCTTGGAAATAGTCTGAACAAAGCAGGTAGTTTCCTAACGAAAAATTTGACTGTACCCCTTGCAGCAGCAGCGACAGCAATCGGGGCATTGGCCCTGAAAACAGGTGAATACGCATCTAAATTGAATTCCTTGGAGCAAGAGACAGGTCTTACAACAGACACACTTCAAGAGTTTGAACATGTTGCTAAGGTAACAGGGGGTTCCTCCGAGGCACTTTTCGGATCAATCACAGCATTGACTAACAAAATGCCTGAAATAGCCAAGGGGTCAGGTGACGCGGCCAAGGCAATGGACACCCTTGGGATCAACGTTACCAATGCTGATGGTTCTTATCGGAATATGAACGAGTTATTCCCCGAAATCATCTCACGACTACATAACATATCCGATATAACTACAAGAAATTCCCTTGCAACCGACATCTTCGGTAAGAAATCCAAAGAGTTGGCAACTTTCATGGGCTTGTCCTCTTCCGAAATGGGGAAACTCCGTCAAGAAGCCCATAGCATGGGATTGGTCATGTCCTCCGAAGCATTAAAATCAGCAGACGATTTTCGTATAGGTGTTGAACAGTTGAAGGCACAATTAACAGCTGTCGGTCAAGACCTTGCGACTAAGATTATCCCCGTTCTCAACGAGTCGTTAATCCCACTATTACAATCAACATTAATACCTGCATTGAAGCTCTCTGCAGACGCTGTAGGAGGCCTTGCCAAGGCTTTTAGCGTATTGCCCAACGAGGTACAAACAGTTGTTCTTGCCCTTGGAGGAGTAGTGGGAGCGATGGGGCCTATTGCATTAATAGGTGGTAAGATAGCATTGGCATTCAAGGCGTTAATACCTGTGCTATCATCCTTGGCAGTGTCAATGGGAGCCGCTACAGCAGGAGCTTCGGGATTATCGACTGCATTGATGGGATTAGCCACAGGGATTGCCTTACCACTTGCGGCTATTGCTTCTTTGGCATCAGCAGTGGTCATTTGTTATCGGGAATTCTCAACATTGAAACGGTTGAAAGAAGAGGCCGCAGAGGACGAAAAATTTAGTCAACAATCTCAAACTCTGTTCAAAACAGCAATGTCTGCCAAAAAGCTAAGAGACGAATATGAAAAACTCCGGGGATCCTCTAAATTTGACCAAGGCGAATTCGATAAAATGCAAAAGGCTTATGAGGATGCCGCAATAGCAATGCAAAATCATAACCGTGTCCGTCAGGGGATGCAACCATTAAATGAACAAGAACTTGTCCATTATCGGAACAAATTGAAAGGTATAAAGGAGGTCTCCGAAGCCGAAAAACGTCAAACAGAATATGCCCTTGCACAAGCCAAAGAACGCATGAAGGCTTTACAAGAGGAAGCCAAACGTCGGAAAAAAGAGTTGGCAGATATGGTTGCCGATTATGACGACAAGTACGAACGTCTCTTTATGACAGCAGAAGAACTCAATAGACATGAGGAAGCCTTAGCAGTTCAGAAAGCAGAGAAAATAGGGGCTACCGAAGATGAAATTTATACTATTAGACAATACTACAACGAGTTACGTCAACGTTTAGAAGATGATGCTCAAAAGAAATTGGCAGACGACCTTGAAGAAGAATTGAAAAAGGTCGAAGAGCGTTATCAAAAGGAATTGAAATATGTAGCTGAATTGAATGAAACAAAACGGAATATAGCTGTTGATAATATGCGTATTGAAGGAGATGAATATGTTAAAGCATTGCAGGAAACACATGAAATTGAGTTAGCCCGTGTACAACAACAAGGTGGCGATAAAAAAGCATTACAGATTCAACAAAATACTGAAATGAAATTGTTACAAATTGAAATTTCACGACAAATATCCGAGGTTGAAATTGAAAATAAGAGGGCGTCATTACAATATCAATTTGACATGGAGATTGAAGAAGCTACCAAAGCAGGAACAGAGACATCTGCAATTCGTGAAAGATATGCCTTAGAATTTGACAATTTGGAACGTCAAAAGTTAGCCACTGTGAAACAAGCTGATGCTGAATTTACTGCAACTGTGAAAAAAGGCAATGCGGAAAGAGCCGCATTGAATCGATCATATATACAGGGGTTTGTATCGGGTATGATAGGAGCAATAAATCAACTTGGATCTATTATGTCAATGTTCTCTGCGAATGAAGAGAAACGTGTTGATAGAGAGTATAAACAAAAGAGGGAAGCAATAGAAGCCAATGTTACAGATGAAACAGAGAGGGCGAGACAATTAGAAGCTCTTGATGAAGAACACGAGGCTAAGAAATTGAATATACAGAAAGAACAGGCGAAACGTGAAAAGGCATTGGGGATATTCAATACGATTGTAAACACGGCAACGGCGATTGTCAAAGCATTAGCAGACCTTGGGCCAATAGCAGGGCCAATCATGGCAGGGGTCGTAGGTGCTCTTGGAATCGCACAGACTGCCGCAATAGCCTCCACCCCTGAACCATTCTATGATGGTGGTCTCGTTCGTGGTTCACAATCGGGGATTCATGCCCAAGTCGGGGAGCGTAATCAAGACGAACTGATAATGCCTCTCGATCGAGGCGTCGAGCTATTAGCTGAGAAGTTATCCGATCGTGGAACTACAGGAGACAATTATACTATAAACGTCAATGTTGGGACGTTAATTGGTAACGAACAGAGCTATAAACAGTTGGGACGTAAAATTCGAGAAGTATTAATATCAGAAAATCGAAGAACAGGAGGATAAAAATGGGCGAATACTTGGTGAAATATGTCGGTGACGGATTTGTATCTGAACCGGATGGGATAAAGGGTGGTCTTCGTGGTTGTTGGGACGGCACGCGTGAGGGCTATGTTGTAACTGTGGATGGGGATGGCGGGGGGACGTCTACACCAACTACACCTGAGCCACGACCTTTGCGTGTGGAACTTCATTGTAATGGTGGGTTCTATTTTGGAGAGAACGGTGAGCAAATCTCTATAAAAACATATCAAGTCATGCCAGGGCAAACTCTTCGTTCTATAGGAGTTGAATGGTTTGATTCGCCTGGTATAAACGGGCAGTATGTGTTTAGGGGCTTTTTCCTTGGTGACATCGAGTTTACTGTTGACACAGTCGTCACAGATACCGTGTTTGTTGTGGCTCGTTGGGAACCCTACTATAAAATAGCGTTTCATCCTGATGGAGGCTTCTTTGTAGATGGACGGACTTCTTTTGAGGTATTCGTCTACCCAGGAGCGACTCTTGATCCGTCTTCTTGGGGATCCACACAATTACCGGAAGTTGTACGAGACGGATACACTTTTCAAGGATGGTTCGATGGTTATAATGAAGTCACTGTGAACACTGAGATACGGAAGGATATGTGTGTGACTGCACGGTGGTCTGCAATAGCCATCCCCCCTCCGGCTCCGATCATATTACCGTCATGTCTCGAAACGAGGCGTATGCCTGATGGAAAACTGTGGACAATTCGGAACTTGGACATAGAGTTTTCCACAAGTGGTTGGGCATATATGAACAGTAAACTGTCTGATAGAGCGTTTTTTGGCCTATTGTACCAATGGCAAACGGCTTTGGACTTGGTTGCAACATTAGACGGCTACCACATCCCCACGGACGCGGAATGGACAGCTTTGGCTATTGCTTGTGGTGGAACAGGCACATACGGGGAATCCGGCACAACTGCAGGACGGGCTTTAAAGGCCACTCGAATGTGGGCGACTAACAGTAGTACAGAAGGTTTGGATACATATCTGTTCACAGGCTTACCTGGTGGATCAAAAGCGGCAGGTACTTGGAGTGGCTTGTTACAGTACGCCTACTTTTGGACATCAACAAGACCTGCAGGAAGTAATCCAATTACACGGGTTCTCTGTTACAGCACTGCAACAGTAGGGAGAGATACTGGTCGATCTCCAACAGACTGCTATCATTCAGTTCGTCTCATCAAAGACGAGTAAAGGACGCCTAATATGGCTCAACCCAACAAAATCACCATAATCACCGAATCGGGCGAGAACTTCGATCTGACGCCCTGGGGACGCACATATCAGGAGACGAGCGAGCTTCTAACTCGTGAGGATAGAGCCGCTTCGGGTAAACTTCGTCGTGATATTATCGCAGAAAAGAAGACGTTTTTATTGTCGTACAGCACAATAGATATTGGAGGCCTCCAAAAATTTGAGGAATTGTTGACAGAACACGCTGACGAGGTGTTACGATTGGAGGTAATGAGGACGGAAAAAGACGGGACGAGCTTGATATATGGATATGAAGTGCTCATTCGCCCATTTAGCCGGAAGCGTCTCAGCCGAGGACTTTGGGAGGACGTAACGGTAGAGTTCGTCGAGGTATAATATGTCAAACACATCTTCTCTAAAGTCTCTGTCGAGAGCCACTGTACGACGCCCATCAGCGTCTGTGAAGATCTCATGGAGTGACATCTCTGTCGAAGAAACTAATATCACCCCTTCTGCAACGCCTCCTATAAATCGAGCCGATATCCACAATCAAATCGTTGTCGGTCTTGGCGTACTGAAGAATTGGGCGTTCTGTGAAACAGACGCCCCCTCTGAATCCATAGCTCGTCTCGATGCCATGTACGCCATGCCGGACGTCGTCCAAGGTACTCGATATTCGGGATCATTTCTAGTGGGTTGGTGGGGAGACGGGAGTAATATAAGTGACGCCACCGGGGTTTTCAATAATCCCCCACACATTAGAATCGAAATGTACCCGATTCCGTTTGGCTCCTTTGGACTGAAAGGTTATGCCCCATTGGATGAATATCCTGTTGATTTCGATTTGGTATTAACTTATGGAAACGGGCAGACATATACACACCAAGTACGAGGCAATACAGATCTTGAGCACAATGGAGTATTGCCACAAGTCATCAAGAATGTCTATCGACTTGACCTCTACATTCTACGTTGGTCTAAACGAGGCGCATTTGTCAAAATAACTGCGTTCCCTGCTATATACTCTAATTTGTACCTTACAGATGAAATCAAAAGTCTCAGTGTATTGGAAGAGACGGAAGGCGCAATGGGGACGTTGCCTATTGGTAATATCTCGTCTAATGAACTCACCCTAGCGTTACAAAACCTCGACGATAAATATTTTTTCGGAAATACTGCCTCCTTGTTGTCAAACTCGATAAGAGCGAATAGACGTATACAGCCGTCGTTGGGCTTTGATAAAGAGTTGATGCCTAAAGGTGTGTACTGGAGCCAAGATTGGACTGTAAACGATAGTGGTACGACTGCTGATACTACGGCTTTGGATCGCTTAGGTTTATTACAAGATGTACAGTACAATGGCCTGGGCAACATCAACAACTTAGATGCGGATGCAGAACTGTCATATTGGACTAACAAGGACTTATATGTCATAGCAACCGAAATCCTGACGGATTTAAGAAACACCTACATGCAGGACTTGGAGTTCGCCATAGACGAAAGTCTCAAACTCACCGTAATCCCCTTGGCATTCTTCAAGTCGCAGAGTTATTTTGATATTATCAAGGCCATAGCCGCCGCCTCGTGTTGTTTTGCCTATATGGATACCCCAACGGATGATGAACGTCGAATAGCCATAGAACGTGGTAACGTTAGATGTGACGATATATTACGGATAAGGCCACTAGAGGCGTTCACAACGACGGGAGTAAATACGAGCATTACTGAAACCGTCACGATGAACGACTTCATCACGAAGACGTCAGCGGCTAAAAAGGCAGACGTCGTGAACGTCGTCACTGTGAATTATACGGAATATTCTATTGTTGACGGGAAGCCAAAAGAGGTCGATGACTCGAAAAAGAGCCATACCGTACAGTCCTCCTCTTCAATTTTGGAATTCGGAAAAATAGCCTACGATTATGGCGAGAATCCTTTAATACAAACTGTCGAGCACGCCTCAAATATTGCGAATCGAATATTAGACGCTTTCTCTAAGACGCCATATATATCAGAAATATCCATGTTTGGCGATGTAACGAGGCGTATTGGCGATCTCTTGGATGTCCCTGAGTATCAGAAACATGGCATTTCTACAAGAGGTTTATATGCTATTACGCGTATACAAACGGAGTACGACGGGGGCCTCAGACAGAGTGTAATCTGTCGAAAAGTTGATGATAATCGAGAAAACTTCATTATAGATGAGATGGTGGACACGCCTGAGACTATAATAGACGAAAGAAATTCAGAAGATCAAATAGACGAAAAAGGAGGAACGATATGAACACGATGTATGCTAAGGTTTTGAGAGACGTGGATATTGCATCGGCTTTTGTAGGCGACCGATTGCAACTCCGGCAATTCGGATTTACTACAGATACAAATGCCCTCGTTGTTCGTGACGAGTTGGGGACGTATCATTTTATACAGAATTACAACGACACCACAATTCGCAATCTTATCAACGCCTTGGACGGGGCTTTGTCAGCACATATCGCAGATACACAAGCTCATCTTCACGTTAACAATACGTTGTTAAAGGCAAAACAAGACAAACTGATTGCAGGCGATAATATCACGATTGCAAGTGATGGTAAAACTATTAGTGCCACCGGAACGGGCACGAGCTACGACGACACCGAAATCCGAACGCAGATAAACAATTTGTCATCGACTATCCCAAGCGGTGTAACTCAACGAGTTAATTTAGCTTCTACATCCGGGGCTAATAGCATTACTGCCTCTACAATAGGTGTTACCGGAACGTTACCCGTCAGTAACGGAGGTATCGGAACAACGTCTTCGACAACTCCAAATAAAGTGTTAGCTACGGCAACATCGGGAACCAATGCAACCGCTCCATCGTTTCGTAGTCTTGTAGGAGCAGATTTGCCTGTTATGGTGGGGGCTACGACAAGTTCAGCCGGAACAATAGGGGCAGTTCCGGCTCCATCGAGTTCAAAGTCTAAGGCTTTTCTACGTGGTGATGGGACATGGGCTACTATCGGAAACGGTGGGTCTACTTCATTATGGGACGCTCCGATGTACTGTTTTGGTTGGTCTACTGATAACTACGGGCAACAAAACCGATGGGAATACGACTATCTCAATAATAGGATGTTTATCTCCAAGGACTCTAATTATGGCAAAATAACTGACCTATCTAAACTGAACCCAAATTACGAGATAACAAATTCGGCAATTTCACAGATGTGGCGAGATTGGACGTTTACGGAAGCCCATGAAGAACTTGCCATAACATTAAGAGTGGGGGGAAGAGCTAACTTTGCCGGATTACACGTTTACCTGGCTCCTAAGTACACGACACCACATGCCGGGCATGTCCCAACAGAGAACTTGCCTTCCAACCCTGCTATCGCTGGTTGTGTCTTGATAAGTAGAGCTTGGATCAATAACCCGTCAAATCCAAATGACATATTTGTCGAACGAATTACAATTCCCCCAGCCTACAGAAACGGGACTTATACAATAATAATAACGTGGGAGAATTATATCGGGACTAGTGGCACTCAACCGGGGGCTATTATATATGACGTATGCGTAGGTGTAGCAGGCACTTCAATTCAAATTGATTGGGCAGATATAAAGAACAAGCCCAATTTATCCGGGGATGGAATATATCTTCCCCTGGCAGGTGGGACGATGTCAGGTAGCATCCACGCCAATTTTGCAGGCGCAAAGATGTTTTTTGGCGATGGGGAGAAGGTCTATGTAGGCGAGAACACCAACGCGAATACAGATGTTTTAGATTTGCACGGGGCAAACGGGATTAATCTCAGAGATAATGTAGTAGCTCCTATTTTTGTGAAGCCTGCGGGAAGCAGTAGCTATAGCTTTATTGCTGGTAGTCTGTTCTTCGTATGTGGCGGATCGGAGTTCGAGGGTTCATTGGGACTTAATCGTCGTGCAATAATGTTCCACAGTACCAACGAAGGGCAGGAACCAGTGGTAAGAGCAGGATCATGGCTGTTAGAAAGATCCGATAGTTATGGAACTTCGAGTTACATGAGCTTCAGCATGGCTGAAGACTCCTACCTGCTCAAGGAGAAGTTACGCTTATCACGGAAGAGCACGGTGTTGCGTCAAGACACCTTCGCAATGAGCAGTACAGAACCAACGAAGCAAATAATATTTACGCAAAACGAAGACATTCTTGGTGGCCCACAAATACGAATGGAAGTCGTCTTGGAACCGACGCCAACCATAACCTTCTATCGTACTGACCAATCGGGAACGTCATATAAGTTAGACTGGGACTCTGTCAACAAAAATTTTCACTAAGGAGGGCGTATGGGTGAACGTATAAAACTCGTTGTTGGCTGTCCATATCCTAACCACGGGACAGTATCACCTGAGACCAAGGCCTCTGTAGAGGCCCTGGTCGCGTCAAACGAATTCGATGTTCGTCCCGTCTTCATCAAAGGCTCATCCATATCCATCTCTCGAAATATCTGTGTTAACAACGGGCAATCTCAATTACGGAAGCAGACGGGCTTTTGGGGAGACTATTATTTAATGTTGGACGCTGATATACAGTTCACCGTTGAAAACGTCAAACAGTTAATAGCCGACGACAAAGACATCGTTTCAGGAGCATACAACGACCGAAGTATGCCCTCCAAAATAGTAGCCGGTGGATATGACGAGTTTGGTATTGCCCGTAGAGAGACCACGTTCTTAGACGCCTCAGAACGAGGACTACAGAAAGTACGATTTGTAGGTGGTGGCTTCTTATTGGTAAAACGAGAGGTATTTGAGACATTAGAGTTCCCATGGTTTCGGGAGACCATTGTCCAATACGGGGAGTCTGCGTGTTATGTTGGCGAGGACATCGGCTTCTGTTTACACGCTGAACAAGCTGGCTACGCTATTTGGTGCGATTGCGATTGTCGTGTGGTACACTTGATAAACTTTAACACTTTTGGAGGCTTTATGGACGTCGCTGAAATAGAGAAGATTGTTAAGGATTTGACTATACAACGCTCACAAATGGAGACGGCTATCCATCAGAAAATCCAACACGTTCAACAATTAGAGACGGATATTTATAACGGTAAATTACAATTATCTGAACTTATAGGTAAACTTCAAATGGCTCAACTGTTTTCATCTAAAAATTAACTAATTTCACAGGAGGAACTTAATATGTCCCAAGACGTGATGTTAGAGGAGGGGGGACGTGGAATGAATAAAATAATATTAGCCGTAACAGGTGGAGCGTCAGCGTTAGTCGCCTATATTACCTCGTGGAACCCACATATTGGTACACTACTGATATTAATGGGAATAGATTTTGCTTTTGGATTATTAACACCAATATTTGTCGGTCGATCTAAAAAAGATGCTACCGGTAAAATATCATCTAAAATTTGTCGTCGGGGAATAATCAAAAAGTGCGTAGTATTTATGTTAATATATGTCTCATGGTTATTGAGTAAAGAAGCTGGTATCCCTATGATTGTCGATGCTGTTACAATGGCATTTATAATCTCAGAGACGATTTCAATTTTAGAGAATTCAGCAATCCTTGGAGTACCAATTCCGAAAGTATTATTGAAAGTGTTGAAGATAATGAACGAAAAGGCGTCAGCAGGAATTGATTTGTTAGCCCATGGGGAAGTCGTGAAAAATGACTCGGAGAAGTTGACGTTGGAAACTGTTAAGAAAGAAATTGTAGACAATTCTTCCAAGGAGGATAAAAATGAATATTCTACCCGTAATTGAAGGGTGGCAAAAACCAAAAAAAAATTGGCAACCCGGTGATGGGATAATGGCAGGGGATTTGAATCGCATTGAGGGAAACATAGACGAACTCAGAATTCGTGTGCTATCGTCTGTTACCATTGGAGGGATTTGTCCCTACGATGCACTGTCAGGTGGTCGAGCATATCTATTGGGTCTCACAACGGTTCATGTATCCGAGTTTCTTAGAATACACTTCCGTGCTGTGGGTGACTTTGCCAACGGTGCCGAAAAAATCGCATTCGTATCATTTCATAAGTCTGCCCCATCTTTCAGCGTAGGTGATAGTGGTGGCATATTTACACAATATTCGACATTGAAAAATAGTTCTATATACTACTTTGACTTCACAACGGAGATGGGGTACATGAGAGTGAGCTTAGACGAGTTGGGGCTTACAAAGCCAAGTGCTATTGTTGCGTGTTGTGGAGTAGCTCACACCGAGCCATATATCTCCGATTTCACACCATTTAAAGGAAGCGTCATGGCCACGTTTATTGAGGAACAGGGTGCCTAATCGTCCATTGACCCCTTGTAGGAAGCAGGGATGTCCCAATCTCGTGGACATCCCCGGCTACTGTCCCGTCCATGCCCATCTCCATAAAATGGACGTCAGAGAAGCATTTGCCGTCTTGGACAGAAAAAAGACGCCTGAGCGAATAGCATTTTATAACTCAAAACGTTGGACGAACACGTCTCTCGAACATCGTCGTCGAGAACCTCTATGTAGGCGATGCAAAGCCAAAGGCGTAATCCGTCCCGCTCAAATGGTTCACCACGACCCCCCGGTGGAAGAACTCCTTGCCCAAGGCCTGTCCCCGTTCGACCATCGATATCTAGAAAGTCTATGTAACGACTGCCATTTGGGGGAGCTACGGGCTAAGAAGACATCCAAATCGTCGTGACATCGTTGGGAAGCCGTCAGGAACGCACGTAGATGTCGGGGAGGCCTTGGATGACATCTTGGTCGATGGATGACGTGGATGACGCCTGGGTTGCAATGTAAGAGGCAGACGAGGTGGCTACATGGGGATAAGTTCAAGATAAGCAATTTAGTAAATGGGTTGAGCAATGGGAGACTAAAGTGCACTTCTCACCGCTTAACTTAGAGGTTAAGCGGTTAAATCATGCTAAAAATGGCACTTTTACGGGTGAAGACAAAAAGGATTACACGCTTTCTGTCAATGACGCCTTGGGAAGGCATTGGAGGCGTCTATAGCAACATGTCCCAAAATTATAGATATATAAAT